TCATCCAGCCGACCTCCTCTTTTAGGGTCCAATGTCACCACATACGATTTGGCCAAGTTCTGGACATACCGTGGACCATCCTTCGACGACGGCACCTGCCCACATCTCAAACATCGGTACGGGAATGGATTGTCTTTGTCCACCTCGAGGATCTCCAACTCTCCGCCACAGGAGAGGCAAAAACTCTGAACTACACCGTCATCGTACACGTTTTCTCCTCTTTTCCCCCCGCCATTCTCCCGCAAGCAATGTCAAAGGCCTCCTTATCTTGATCAATCCCTATGAACCTGAATCCCTCCAACTCGGCAGCCACTCCCGTGCTTCCACTTCCCATAAATGGGTCAAGGATCGCTCCTCCTGGAGGTGTTACAAGTCTGCATAGGTATCGCATGAGAGCAATGGGTTTTACCGTGGGATGATTGTTGTGGCGCGGAGGAATAGGTTTCCTTTCTGATCCATCCGGTCGGTACTGATTTGTGTTCATACCAAATGGCTGTCCATCATCACGCCTGACAAACCTCTTTTCTAAATCCTCGCACCCTGCCTCACGCTCGGACTTCGAGGCCTTTGCACAGTAGAAGAAGCGGGCGGCGGAGCCTTCGCTCGCAGGGTTAGTTACTCGTCGTTTATACATTTTCCCATAGGTATTATACTGCCTTGCTTTAGCTACGGAGTTCATCTCTCCACTCTTCGTATTCGGAAACAACTCCATCACCTCATCGCTACCGTCATGGATAAGATTGGCGGGGAAGCGACCCTGATTCCCCCTACTCACTCCCTTAAATCCCCACCCTTGATCCCTTGTATCCAGTGTTTTACCTGCCCGTTCAATAGACAAGTCTTCATCATGTTCCACCCTACACCCATCCACATTTATCCCCCCCGTGCCCCACTTCAGGACATTCTCGGCGACTGTTCCCTTGATAGGCTTCCGGGCCACAATGATAGGCTCCCAGGCGGGTTTGAGGGCAGTTCCCCAACCTTCCCAGAGTTTGGCTTCAGGAGTGGCGGGGGCGGTGATGTCAGGAGTGAATCTTCCTCCTTCTGGAGTTCTTTGAATATTGTCTCCCGTAAGTCCTCCATCGTGTCCGCTCTTGGCCGGTTGACTCCATTGAGACTTGCCTACCACCTTACGTTCCACCCCAGCCGCCTTACCAATCGCCTTGCTCACATCCAGACTTTTGGGGAAGCCAGATCCATAGGTCCAAGCCATCACCCATGGGCAATCTCCCCATTCTCCTGATTCGTGGGGAAGTCCTATTGAATCTCGTAATTCCCAACCTGCATCCTCGATCGCACAAGCAAGACGGTGAAAGGTGCGGGTGCCACCGAAGGCAAGAAGGAAAGCTCCAGGCTTGGCAACCCGGAGAGCTTCGGACCAATATGGAACTCCTGGGATTCCATGATCCCAACCCTTACCCATAAACTTTAGTCCATAGGGAGGGTCGGTAACAATTGAATCGATGCTGTTTGATTCCATCTCTCTCATCCCATCAAGGCAATCAGACAGATACAGGGTTGAGTCTCTGGTTTTAAGGGATTGCACGTTACCTCTTATTCCCCCGGTACTGCCGATTCATATTGATATTGACGGCATAACTTTTGGCCAGATTCTGAGGCGGTGGCATATCTACGGGCTTTGTACGCCTTGGAGTTGTGATCGAACAGTACAAAACCGCCTCACCTTTGTCGGGGGATCTCCCCAACCTCCTCTTGAGTCCAGCAATCTTCACCCCGTCGGCCCCTACTTTGTCCTCTTTCGACTCAACCAAAATCCCTCCGGGGGTAAGTGTCCATAGAGCGGCGCAAAGGTCGGCTTTCAGTTCTGGGTCTGGAGGTAGAGCCACGTTGTCACCCGTCTTTGGATCCAAACTTTCTCTGAATCTCCAATAAATGAAGGAGCGCATATTCCGAAACCTAAGCTTTTGAGTGAGTTTGTCGGTTTTCCCCTCCGGTGCAGCTTCCGAACTGTTCACGGCAATGACGTGGATTTTGTTGGACCTCAGATGGTCAAAGACAGAACTATTTCCAGACCAAAAACATTTTCCATTTCTTCTGGTATATAGCAAATGCGACGGTCCTACCTCAACACAATAAACCTTCCCGCGATATTTCCTGGTCTTCACACTTTTTAATCGCAACAACATATCGCAATTATTTCTTTTCCACTCTACGATTCCATATCCATCGGTCGTTCTGGTTATCGTCCTATTTTCGATTACGGAGGTGCTTCCCTTAAAGTGTCTTTTTGTGATAGAAGCATATTTCCCTGTTTTCAGGATCAACTCTTGTAGACCGTCCGCCAAAACTTTTGATGAGGTTGAAAAATATCTTACGCCCTCACTTGTCCAACCATCTCCCTTATGGAATGCATCCAGAAATATCTCGATCTGTCTCGGTGATAATTTTCCTATAGATTCTGGGATTCTTTTATTGGTAGCCCCCTCCCCGAGAGACCGAACGTATTGATACAGTTGTTTTGAATTTATTAAGAAGTTGTGGGTATCTTTCTGTATTTTTTCTCGAAAGTGAAAGCCAAGCGACCGAAGCATCTCCCCTATTTCTCCTATGTGATCTTTTTTTTTCTGAACTATACCAACAGTGTAACCATCCCGGGTTGTATACCCTTCGCTTAAAACCCACCCAAGAAACTTACAGAATATATCCATCTCAATTTTTATCTCTGGGACATTATGCTCAACTCTGACATGATTGCCGGTCACCGCCTTATTCGTACCCTTCTTTAATCCTGGGAAAATTCTGGTTGTTTTAGGTAACACAAAACATTTTTCCTCAACACCATCCCATAGGAAGGTTCTCTTCATTCTTAAATAATCTATTCCGACTTCGTTCGCTGGAGTCATCCTCCATTTGCTCGTTCTGCGATTGTTGTAGCATCTATAAAACAGATTATGATTAGGGGTTATACAAAAATTGGTATTCTGCCCATTAAAGTAGAGCATTTCTCCATCATATTCATACGTAAAATATTCCGTAGGTTCGGCGTAGAACGCTTTACAGTTCTTTGGATTCATCGTTAAAACTTTGATGCCTTTTTCAAGATCATCAAAACGCCTCCATCCCAATTCGGTCAAAATATCTGTCTCATCATCAAAACATCCGATCCCTATCACATCGACATGAATCGGAGCTCCATCTTTAAGGGCAGTAATGACCAGCCCCGCTCCCGTTGCTCCATCAGGTGTTTTGATCCCTGGATAGCAAATCAAGGGGGAATACCATACCCCATACCGTGTAGAGATCACAAAACGGTCACTGCCCCCCCTGGCCGGGTCTACCCCTACCGAATCCATGGCCCCCTTCTTTCCGTCCTCTTTCCAGCGAGCCTGGGCCTCATCAACCCATGCCGTCGGTATTACCTGCCATTCCGAATCCCGAATACCGGCCTGAAAGTTCCCCTCAAGCATTTGGGAGCGTAAAGGTTCTGGCAGGGCCTGTAGGACCGCCTCGTAGTTCGTACCCATCAAAAAGGGGTTGTCCTGTACTTTGGAGGGAATGAACGTTCGGGACATCGGCTTGACCATGACCCCTTTGACCCGGATAGCATTCCCATTTGGGACCTCCACGTCTTTCCCGTCAATCGTGGTGTACCAACGGAGTTCACCCGGTTCGGCTGGGTGTGGGTGCTTAGGATCGAGCCAAGGACCCCAGTAGGAGATAACCCATCGGCCATCTTCATTTACTGGGGGGTTCCCGGTACAAACGATCCGACAGCGCTGTCCCTGAATGGTGGTTCGTAACCAAGTACATAGGAAGCGGAATTGATGTTCCAGAAAGTTACAAATTTCATCGAAAAAACAGCCGTCATGAGCGCGCCCTTGCCAACGAGTCTCATCTCCGGGATCTTTACAACTGCCAAATTCAATTTGACGATCGTGAAGTCTCCAAATCAACTGTTGAGAATTCAAGCCATCTCGTGTACCGAGGATCTCTGCCAGTCGATCAACCAACCCAACCGTTTGAGTGGCCTCACGCCTAAAAACAATGGACCGTTTGTGTTGGGTCAGGGCAAGGCCAAGGAGAAGATCACTGTTATGGGTAGGAACCATGGACCGACTGGCAAGATAAATCCCCGTGGGATTATCGACCGTCAGGCATCGCATAGGTACAGAAAATATTGGTTCACAACTGACAATGTATCGAAATTTTGTAGTTCTCCTAACCGATAATTTTTGCCTCCTTTTCTTGCGTTCCAGCCTAAAAACATATTCAGAGGGAGTCCATTTAATATTCCATACGGGACCACAATCCTTCCCGTATAATTTTGCTCGCCTCTCGGTGACCTTAGCTTTCCACCCCATGGATACAATCAAATCGTGGGTGCCCTCGGCAAGTTCCTCTCTTGTTGTAGTGAATGATACTGACCCAGATTTGTTGGCCGTCCCATCGGCATCCATTAATCCATAAAGAAGTGCCAACCGCTGAACTTTAGAGGCCCGCAGATATGCAGATGGAATGTGTTTATGTCCCAGTAGTCCATGCTCTCTTAACTTGACCTTAAACCCCCCATTGATGCCGTATGAATACTTTTCGTTTTTTCGCTTCTTACATTCATACTCGGTGGTATTAATGTAATCCACTATGTCTTGGTCAGATGTGGTAATTGCTGCTTGTGCCGAAGTCCCATCACCCAACCAAAGGCCGAGTAAATACGGATCTATTGGAAGTTCCATGTTAGGTAATTCTAAAGCATTGCAGACTCGAATTGCGTGATTCTTCCTTGTTCCATTTCGAACAGTAATTGTATTGTGGATCTCTTCGGCGGTTCTTACTGTGCCACAAGGAGGTGAGATTGTCATTGGTCTAAGTTTTTCATTTAAAGCACATAACCTTCGATATTTAGCATCTGAAGTTGTTATCTTCCTCCTGCTTTTTCTGCGCCTTCTCCTTGCAACCCTCCATTCTGGATCAAGCCGTGTGAGTTGTGCTAATTCTCTGGCATCAAACGTAAGCCAGCGATGATCTGAAGAGGCATCTATCTCTGTCCCATCATCAAATTTGAGTCGATAGCTAACCGGCGATGGGTTAATAGGATGAATTTGTAAAACTCGAATTAATTTTCCAAGTTCTGAAAAAACAAGATCTCTCTCTTGAATTTCCCCTATTGTCGTCCATCCACCTTGAGTAGGAATCGGGGTATCAAGGGCTAACGCTTTCGACCCGCCTGCTGAACCACCAAAAAACACAATATCGGCAGGGTTCTCAAGTGCATCCATCTGGGGTCCAGGAAGTGGCGTCCAAACTGGATCATGCAGATTGGTCAAGACCTCCCGTTGCAATTCCAGAAGTTCCTCGGAATTTAATCCTTCTAAAACGTGAGAGAGTTCAATTATTTGTTTGGCTGAGGATTGCACTCACTCCCCCTCATCCAAATATCTCTTTTTGAACATTCTTCATTCTCTTCTCTTGTAACTCTGTATACCCCAGGTCAAAACCAACACCCACTCGATTCAGCCTCTCGGCCACCCGCATCACGGTTCCTGACCCACAGAAGGGATCGAGGACTATGCCAGGACGGAAGCCAGCATTACAACCACAATCGGTATAACCGAGAAATTCTAATTCTTGATGATATTCTTCTCCTCTTTCTCTTGCTGCCTGCCTCAATAATGAAATCCGGTTCGCTCCCGTTCCTTTTTCATATTTTGAATCCGTTTTAGATTCATGACTCGTAAACTTTGGCTTGATAATCTTCTCCCTCGCCTTCCCGCACTTCTTACAAACGAATGAAGGGCAACCCGCCCT